TAGTGACGGTCATATCCGGGAAGTATAAACGAAATTGAGTGACGCGGGGCCGGTGCTATGCTTGCCCTGCACGCACTGTGCGCAAGCATGGTGGCGGTGTTTCCCCAAGCTGGGGGGTGGTGGTGGCCACCCCCCAGCGGGGTAACGAACAGGGCCCTACTCAGTCTTGCCCCGGTGCAGCTCTAGCTCTCTGGCCAGTGTGGCTATGGCCTGAGTCTGCTTGTCTTGGTGCTCAATGATGCTGGCCACCCGCTCTTGCAGGGTGTTTAGCCTGCTGACAAGCACCCAAGGGCCAGCGTTTACCTGCTGCGGGCCCCTATCGTGGGCAGCCAGCAGCCTATCGAGCTTGGTGTGCAGGTCTGTGGTACGCGCATCCCACAGGGCCTTGATGCTGCCATTTTCGCGCAGCTGGCTCTCAAGCCATACGCAGGTATTCATTACTGGCCGTAGGGTCAGCTCTAGGGTATCAAGCTGGGTCTGCAGCGTGTCTAGCTGATGGTCAGTAGGGCCTTGCAGCTCATAGCCCTCACCCAGTAACCGCTGCAGCCGCTGGTCACCGGCCTTGGCTGCCTTGGTCAGTTCAGTCAATTGATGCTGCACCCCCTCTACGCGGGCCCGCAGGCTATCCCGGATATACTCATCACGGCCATCTAGCTGGGCCTCAATGCGCTCTAGCTGGCCTTTGGCTAGCCCCTTTCCGGGCTGCAGGGTGCTGTAGATGTAGCCCACCTGCTCATGGATTTCGCGCACCAGTGTGCGGATGGTCGGCAGCTTGGCCCTGTTCAGCGCGGTGCGCACCCCATCCCGCGTGAGCTGGTACTGCGCATCGGCAGCGGCCCCAAGGGCAAGTGCCACCTCATTGCTCAGGTCGTCTATCTCTTTGCGCAGGCTCTTGAATCGCTTGGTGATATTCATGGTGGTCAATTCCCCTGTGGCCGTTAGGCCTGAAAGTCGGCAGGCTGCGGCGCATCACCCAGCCTAATCAAGTCCGAAATAATGTCTTTGAGGCCATCGAGGTCTAGCGACATGACCCTATCCCGCAGGTCACCCTCGCGGGCTGCACACAGCACCAGTGGCAGCCAGTACCACTGCGCTGCATCGAGCTGGGGCTGGTCATGGTTCCACAGCACGATATCAGCCGCAGGTTGCTTGGCCCGCAGCCCGGTGGGGTCATAGCGGTCATAGCTATCCTCACTCACCGGGTGCCAGTGGGTAATCTCATCATCCGCGAGGTACTGAAACAGCCGCACTGCCCGCTCATTCAGATGGGGCATCAGCAGGATATTCTCTGCACCCCCATCGACTAGCGCCAGATTGCCCGCCAGCTCTAGCCCCAAGGCCTCACCCAGCTGCATGACCACCCCAATGGTGATATGCCCCTTGCGCTGGCAGTAGGCCTTGATGACGTTGACCACGAGCCGCATTTCTTCTGAGCTGAAATCCGCTGGGGCCTCGCACTCGCGGGGCTCAGCATCCTGTGGCGTGCCCGCGAGGGCTTTAATTGGCACGGTGGCCACGTTGCCCTCAGCGGCAAAGTAGGTACCTTGCTCTGCATCCTGTTCAGCGCTACCAGTCTTTTGCTGTGCCATGGTGGTGGCTATTCTCCCCAGAGCCCTGCAGAGCCCTGATAACTAAAGACACCGTGCCCAATGCAGCGGTGAGTACCTGCTGGTCTGTGCAGGCTGCCAGTGCCCTATCAAGCTGGGCCAACTCTGGGTGGTGATACAGCACCCCTATGTCATCAGGCAGAAAGCCAGCAGCGGCCAGCAGCGTGCCACAGCTGTCTGGGTCTAGCGCCATGGCCTTGCAGAGCCGGGTGACGGCATCGCGGGTGGGCAGCCGTTCCCCGGCCTCTAGCCTGCTGACATAGCTGTGGTCATAGGCTGCCAGCTTGGCCAGTCCGCTCTGGCTTATGCGGGTCCGCTCACGCATCACCCGCAGGGTGGGCCCAAAGCTCATGGCTCTGCATCCCCCTCTGCGATTTCGGCCAGCACGGTAGCCACCTCATCAGGGCTGTAGCGGATTTTGCCGCTGGGCAGCCGGTGCTCTGTGATGAGGCCAGCCTTGCCCCAGCGATAGACCGTAGTGGGGTGTACCCCCAGCAGCTCAGCCGCTTGGCTGCGGCTCAGGTACTGGTCAATGCGTGGCAGCTGGGCTGGCTCAGGGGCAGGCATACATCACCACAAAGCGGGCCGGTGGCACGATCTGAAAGGCCACCGCACAGCTGGCATCAAGGGTGCCCAGAAAGGTGACCAGCTCATCCGCTGATGCCTCACTGGTCAGCTCATGCTGAAACAGCTGCCAGCCCTGCGTATCTGCCTGTGCCGGGGCACCTCTGCCGGTCAGCGTGAGGGCCAGCACTAAAGCCATTGGTAGGGTCAAGAGTAATCGGGTGATTTTGGTGCTCATGGTGTACCTCAGTGGGCAGGGCCCTGTGCAGAGCCCTGCCCGATATGGTTAGGCCTCAGCCTGCGCGGTGATGGCCCCAGCCGTCTTGACGGTACTGCGGGCAATCATGGCGTAGGCTTGGCATTCCTCAGGGCTCAGGCCCTCATTGGCCAAGACCACCTTGGGCACCTGCCAGACATTGCCCCCATTGCTGCGGGTCTCTGCGGTGACCTCAATGGCGAAATTCCCAAAGCCCAGCCCAGTGGCGAGGGTCTTGAGAAAGCGGGCCGACTGCTTGGCCGTGCCCTTGAGATTCCACAGCAGTGGCATCCCATGGGTGACGCTGTAGCACAGAAAGCTGTCCACCTCATCACAGGGTGGCCGCACATTGATGGTTTTGCCGGTCTTGTCTTTCTTGCCTGAGTCAGTCCACTTGCTGAATGGGCACTCAGCGCAGGCAATACCGGGGTCACCAATGCCCACCACCGCATCTACCGAGTAGCAGCGGGCCTGTTGCTGGCCAGCCTCGATAAATCGGCGCTGCGGGGTGTGGCCAGCCACCACCAAGATGACTGACTCTGTGGGGGGCATCCCGGTGACCACCAGCTGGCCCTCACGTACCTTGCCTGCCCGCACATCTGGGTGCAGGGCCTGCGCGATACTGAGCCTCGCGGTGCTCAGCTCTTTAGGGTCAAAATTGGCCTCTGTGCTGTAGACGGCCTGCGGGCCCCCTTGGGGGATCACGTCGTCTGGGTCATCTGCCGGGGCATCCCCCGCCTTGGTGTTTGCGGTCATGCTGTCTAGGGTTGATTTGCGCGCTGCTGGCATCTGCCAATTCTCTTTCTGCATCAATACCAATCTCACCGGGGTGGGCTGCGCTGGGGGGTGAGATTGCCCCCAGCGCATGTGCCCTCACAGCTACGTCATAGACCCCCAAGAATTGACCACCGCCGGGGTGGTCTCTGATTCAGCCAGCTGCTGCTCGATGCGGTCAACACGCTCAATCAGGCTGTTGATTTGCGCAGTCAGATTATCGAGGCTGCGCTTGGTCTGCAGGGCCTTGACCTGCCCCTGCTTGCGGGGCTCAGCGTGGCGCTTGGTCATAATCTGCCGGATGGTCTCAAGATCGCTCACTTTGTAGCGATACTCGCCACCCCCCTCAGTCATGGTACCGGGCAGCAGGCCCTCTTTGGTGGCTGCGCGGATAACCTGCGTGCTAAATCCGGTGTATTGCGCCACCGTTTCAGCGGTTAATGAGGCTATCTGCGAAAGGCGATTAAGGTCTACATCTGGCATGGTGTGTGTTCCCCTTTAATCCGTTGCCCTCTCGATATGCGGGCCCAGTGAGGGCATTGCGCTAGGCCCGCGTGGTGTGGTGAATGCTGCCCCCTCTCACTATTGCGAACAGGTACACAGGATAGCACACCTCAAGGCTCAAAAGGGTGGCCCCTCAATCCAGCCCCTGCCGTGGCATTTGGTGCACGGCTGCAGGGTGTGCTGGTCTTTGCCCAGCCCCTCGCAGAGTGAGCATGGCTCTGCGTACCACCTGCGGGGCTTGCGAGGCTTGGCTGCCTTGCGGGCCCGCGCATCCTCAGCAGCCACGCTGGCCACCACTGCACAGGCAATGCAGAGCCCGATGATGGTGAGGCCTAGGCTGTTGACAATGGCCCCCACCAGCAGGCAGCCCGCTGCAGTCACCGCTGCGTAGATTCTAGGCACGGCCATCACCTGCCAGCTCTAGCTCACAGAGCCATGCAGGCATGCCGATGCTGTGCGAGTAGGCCAGCATCTGCTCTGCAGCCTCATAGCTCAGGTTGATGTGAGCCTGCAGGGTGCCAGCGGATTGAAAGACCACGGCCCAGACCACTACTACGTCTTGGGGCTTTACGCGGCTCTGCAGGGCCTTGGTGGTGCGGTAGGTGCTCAGGTCGATTGGCTGCATGGCTAGACCTCTCCCAGATAATCTGTGATGGCATCCCACTGCTCAGCGATGCGCTGCAGCTGGGCCCGCTCTGTGGCCTCGCGGTCTGCCGCAATGTCCCACAGGTACTCATCCCGGTGCGCGGTGATGGCGTCATTAATCAGGGCTGTAATGACGGTAGGCTCTAGTGCGTCTAGTTCCCAGCTGTCATTACCATAGCGGCTGATGTAGCCATAGGCCCGCGAGTCAGTCAGCTTGGCCGGGTTAGGTGGCGGGGCATACTGCTGTATCTGGTCCCAATTGAGGGCCAGCCGCTGCACCGTGGGGGCATCGTACCCATGCGACTCGCAGAACAGGGCCAGCCTGTCTGTGATATCGCGGGTCATATCTATGCCGCTGGGGTCATGGTCACCTAGGTGCAGAATGGTCACCCGCTGGCCCCGTTTCATGTGCCTGATGTGGCGCTGCGCGGCTGCCCAGATTTCGCTCTGCGAGGTGTACCCCCGGCAGCTGAAATAGGGCACATCATGGGTGGTGGCTATGCCCCGAATCACCCCCACCAGCGCATCTTTCTCAATCCAGACCTCAAGGTACTCAGGCTGGCGGGCCCACTTGTCGATGCGATAGCTGGCCGCTGCGCTGTCGATCATTTCACTGGGGGTGTCCCAATGGCTCAGGGCCCTGAGGTTGCGCGTTCTATCTTCCATGTGGTGCCAGTCAATGAGGCCAGCCAGCCGCGCATCATTGAGGATGGTGCCCAGCCGTTTGTACTCAGTGTCTCGATTGGGAATGAGGCCACCGGCCACAAAGCGATAGTAGAGCTGCCTGAGGGTCAGCGTGAGGCCCTGCGCAGCGTACTGCCTGCAGATGCCATCCGCGTGCTCGATGGTAGCCATGGTGGTGGTGCTGAAACGCTTTTCTACGTATGAAATCCGGGGCATGGTGGTGCCTTTCTTGTGGCTCTGGGGGCCCGCTCGATTGCAAGCCCCCTGCGTAGGGCTCTAGGCCCCCATATCCAGTTCTGGGGCATCCTCGATGGCCCCCTGCGCTTCCTCAAAGGCCTCAAGCCAGTCTGTGTGCTCTTGGGCCGCTACCGCGTAGTCACCATTCTCATGGGCCTCAGGGTCATCAATGGGCTCATCTGGCTCAGGGCCCAGTGACTCAAGCTCACTGGCCCAATCCTCTGCATCACTGAGCCACTGGTCATACTCATAGATGGTGTTGCTGCAGGCCTCAGCTTGGTAGCTATTCTCAAGGCCGGTGCCCTGCCAGCTGTCCACCCGCTCTTGCAGGGTATCCCTGACACTTTCGATCATGCTGATGGCATCGCGCAGATACAGAGCTGCCGCATCCGGGCTGAGGGCATTCTGGGCTTTGATGACCAGCTCAGCAGCCTGCATGGCCTCAGATTTAGTGGCATTGGTCTCTCTACGCCATGCTGGCACCGGGCAGCCCGCGTGGGCCACGTAGCGGGGGGTATAGCGGCCTTTCCACCATCCGTAGGCCTGCCCCTTGGTGACAGGCTGACCGCAAATCTGGCAGCGGCCTTGGTCTTTCTGGGCCTTGGCCACTTTGTTTAATCGGCAGATGCTCATGGCTAGTAGACCTCTTGAATATAATCAACCACGTCCTGCCACCCATGGGCCTCAGCCAGTATTTCAATGGCCATCAGCCGCATCAGACACCGCTGTGCAGTGCCAGCATCCTCTGGGTTAAGCGAGGCCTTATACAGTGCCCCCCATTCATGGGCCATTTGAGCCAGTTTTGCCTCTGTCATGGTGTTTCCCCTGTGCTATGGGGGCCCACCCGATTGTGGGCCCCCTCGATTGCCAGCCTACTTGGCCAGCGCCACGGCTGCCCGCATGGCCTTGACCTGAGCCAGATAGCGCGGGCCGGTGAGGTTGCTCAGCGCGGCATTCTCACGTACTGAGGTGGCCTCACGGTGATTTTCATAGTCAGTCACCGCGTTCACCACACCCAGCAGGGTGCCCGCAATGTTGCCCTCATCCGGGTCTGTGTCATAGCTGCGAAAGAGCTGGGTGACGTTGGTGATGTGCTTGAGCTGACGCAGGGCTATGGTGCCATGGCTGGCGTAAGCCCGGTCAACGCTCATGGCGTCATCATCGCTGAGCTGCAGCTGCGGCATCGAGGCATACAGCTGGGCCCTGCCCTTGAGGGCTGGCACCGGATACGCGGCCTCTAGCACCTGCTGTATCTGGGGCTCATCCACCACGATGCTGCCCATGCGGCTCAGCACCTCGCGGTTTTGCTCTGCGGCTGCCTGCAGCTTGGGGGCAATCGACAGCCACCAAGCCAGCTCTTTCTGGGCATTGGCGGTGTGGCTGATGCCCACCTTGATGCTGGCCCCGCTCACCGCAGCCTGCAGGGCATTGCTGCAGATGAATCTGATGGGGGTGAGGGCCATGCCTAGGGCCCGGTTACCATCCTTGCCATCGAGAATGACCCAGTGATTGCGGTAGCGGTCGCCATTAATGGTGAAATCCTCGCGGTCTTTGAGTGACCAGAATACGGTGCGACCGTCTGCGGTCTTGCCCGCCACATCGAGGCTATAGAGGCCACCGGGGCCAGTGAGGCCAGCACGGTCTAGCATTTCGGCAAGGTGCATATTCTGGACTGGCTCAAATTCCTTGCCGACCACGGCAATGACCTCAGGACTGCCATCGTAATCAGACAGCAGGGCAAAGGCACCGGGCACCTTGAGGTAGTGGCCCTTGGTGTCTCGCGTGGCAAGGTCTCGCTTGATGATGGTGTAGTCGAGGCCAGCCTCGCGGGCTGCGGCCTCTGCGGTGATATCGGGGTCATCAAAGGTGGTGCCCAGCTCATGGATATAGCCAGTGCCCTCACCCCGATGGCGATTGCCCCAGCGGATACCAGTCTCACCGTGCTCTGTGCGCGTCATGGTGTGTGTTTCCTTGGCCATCGAGGCCGTTGCGGCCCTGAGCAGGGCCCTGCGGGAATTATTGCACAGGATAGCAGTCGATGCAAGGGCCGGAAACAGTGTCGAAAATCAGTGTCATTAGTGACATTTGAGAGGGATTCCCCATATGTTCGCGTATACCCTGTAATTGATTATGTTAATATGTATTCTAGAGAAACTCTAGGGAAAAGCACTCCAATTGTCACTAATGGCACTGTTTTGGGCGGCTGACGCCGTGCCACCCGCTGGCATCAGTGCGATTTAGCTTTGACGTAGAGCCTGATTTGGCGCTGAGGGCTAGTCAAGGCTATGCTAAATGGCATGGCAGGCTCAGAGACCAAGCTGACAGATGAATTGGCCGCGAAAATCTGCGAGATACTAGAGCAGGGCCACTACCGCGAGACCGCAGCGCAGCTGGTCGGCATCCATCCGGTGACTATGGCCAAGTGGATGGGGCATAGCCGTGAGCCGTTCACCAGCTTTCAGCGGGCTGTGCGCGAGGCTGAGGCAAAAGCTGAGCAGACCCAGCTGGCCAAGATCATTAATAGCCCTGAGCCTGCAGATGCCAAGTGGTATCTGGCCCGCAAGCAGCCTAATAAGTGGGCAGAGACTCGCAGAGTAGATGTATCAGGCAGGCTAGACATTGGCAGCAAGCTCGATAGCAACACGTTCAAAGACCCAGAGGCAAGGGAAGCGCTCAGCACCCTCATACAGCACATCTTTGCAAACGGAAACGCTGAGCCCCAGTCTGCTAGCCCGGACGGTGACGAATAACACCTACCGATACCCAGCGCACATTGCCTACCTAGAGCGCAAGGTGCTAGAGCTGGTCGGCAGGGGCATCACCCACTTGTTGGTGATGTGGCCACCCCGGCATGGCAAAAGCGAGTACATTAGCCGCTTTCTGCCTGCGTGGTACATCGGGCTCAATCCTACTGAGCGGGTGATACTGGCCAGCTATGAGGCTGAATTTGCTGCGGGCTGGGGCCGAAAATCGCGGGATATCCTCGCAGCGTATGGCCACCTCTTTGGCACCTCTGTGCGCGAGGATGTGTACGCCAGAGACAGCTGGGAAACCATCGAGGGTGGCGGCATGGTCACCGCTGGCGTGGGTGGGGCCATCACAGGCCGGGGGGCCAATCTCATCATTGTCGATGACCCCCATAAGAATGCTGAGGATGCCCTGAGCGAGACCATGCGCAATAAGGTCTGGGATTGGTGGCAATCGACGCTTTACACCCGCAGAGAGCCCGGATGCGTCTGCATTGTGATCCAAACACGGTGGCACCAAGATGATTTGATAGGCAAGCTGCTGGCTGAGGATGCGTCCACTGGTTGGGCTGTCATCAGGGTGCCCGCACTGGCTGAGGCAGATGACCCACTGGGCAGGGCTGAGGGGGCCGCATTATGGCCTGAGCGCTACCCCGCAGATGAGCTGGCCAAGACCAAAGAGCGCATTGGCAGCTATTGGTGGTCAGCGCTGTACCAGCAGAGCCCTATTCCACTGGGTGAGTCGATGTTCCGGCAGAGCTGGGAGTCTTGGTACACCCTTGACCACGGCATCTACAGCCTGCACCGGCATGGTGACCCCACCCCAATATTCTGGCCAGCCTCGCGGTGCCTGCACTTTGGCATGATGGATTTGGCGGTCAGCACCAAGCAGACCGCTGACTACACCGTGCTTGAGTCATATGCCATGACCCCTGAGGGTGACCTGCTGCTACTCGATGTGCAGCGCAAGCGTTTGCAGGCCCCTGAGCAGCCTGCCATGATCCGCAATGCAGTGAGCCAGCATGGCCTCAAGTGGGTGGGCATCGAGGCCACTGCCTATCAGCTCAGCTTGGTGCAGTACGCGAGTAGCCAAGGGCTGCCGGTCAAGGCCATCAAGGCCGACAGAGACAAGGTGGCTAGGGCCATGACGGCCAGCGCGTGGCAAGAGCAGGGTAAGCTCTATTTTCCCAAGCACGCAGTGTGGCTGCCGGATTTTCGCTCTGAGCTTTATTCTTTCCCCAGTGGGGCCCATGATGACCAAGTAGACCCACTGGCCTACGCTGCAATCTACGCCAGCAAGCGGGCTGCGCAGGGCAACCTTGAGTAGAGAGGGGCATCATGCCTATCACAGACGCAGAGGTGGTGTGGGCCAAAGAGGCTTTTGCCACCAAGACCACTGAATACAATCTGGCGCGAGACTACTACCACGGTCGGCATGATCTAGGATTTGCCACCCCGAAATTCAATAAGACCTTTGGAGCGTTATTCAGCACCCTTGCCTACAATCGCTGTGCCCCGGTGGTAGACGCCATGGCCAATGGCCTCAGGGTGAATGGCTTTCAAGTGCGCGTGGCTGACCTGCAGGGCCTTGCGCTGACTGAGCAGGCCACTGCGGGGGGCACCGATTACAGCGCTCAGGCTATGACCCTCTGGCAGCTGGGCATGATGGATAAGCGCGAGGGTGAGATTTACGTAGAGGCTGGTATCACCGGGGATGCCTACGGGGTGGTCTGGTTCGATAGCCCCCCACCCATTGGCACTGGCCTGCCTCGATTGTGGCCCAATCGAGCAGACACCATGCGGGTCAAATACGATGATGACGGCCATATTGTGCTGGCTGCCAAGGCATGGAAAATTGTCGGGGGCCCGGATGATGGCAAGATGCGGCTCACCCTCTACACCCCCACCGAAATCACGCGGCTGATTACCACAGGCAAGAAAGATGAGCTGCCCAAGGCGCTGGGGGAATTCACCCTAGTGCGCGAGGTCAATGCGCTGGGGCAGGCCGTGATAAATCCGGTGCCCCACCAGCTGGGCAGGCCCCCGGTGGTGCACTACGCCAATAACGCACCGATGCTGGGTGACTATGGCCTCAGTGAGCTGCGGGATATCATGCCCTTGCAGGATGCGCTCAATAAGGCTATCGCTGACATGCTGGTAGCCATGGAATACAACGCATTTCCCCAGCGCTACGCCACCGGCATTGACCGGCCAGAGACAGATGAGGCTGGCAAATTTGTGTTGCCATGGAAAGCGGGCCCCGGTGAGATTTGGTTTACCACCACTGAGGGGGCCAATTTCGGCTCATTTGATACCAGCAGCCTTGAACAGTTCCTCAAGGTGCAGGATCAATTTGATATGGATATTGCCCGCGTGAGCCACACCCCGGTGCACTACCTCTTGCAGACAGGGGATTTTCCCAGTGGCGAGGCCCAAAAGACAGCCGCAGCCCCATTTACTGCAAAGCTGCGCGACCGGCAGCGGGCCTTTGGCACTGGCCACAGCGATGCCATGGCCATGAAATTTGCCCTGCTGGGGGTGAAAGAGCCGCTGGTTATTGAGCCAGAGTGGGAATCTGCAGAGCCCCGTAGCCAGCGTGAGCAGATGGAAATGGCCCAGCTGGCTGCACAGGCCGGATTGCCGCTGCACATCGTGGGCCAGATTGCTGGCCTTGACCCAGACCAGCTGGCAGAGCTAGAGGCCCAGCAAGAGACTGAGGCCCTGAGCCAAGAGCGGGCACTGGCCCAGATGAGCGGGCAGGTCATGGGGCAGCAGATTCAGCAGGGCCTTGAGACTGAGGCCTAGGCATGGTTGCGCCAGTAGCCCCGCAGCCCAGCCAGATAGAGCGGGTCAGTGATGACTACCTAGCGCGGCTGCGGGCCAATGAGGTGGCAGCCCGCAGGCAGCTGGCGCTGATGTATGAAGCTGCTGCCCAGAGCCTGCTGCCCAAATGGAAACAGGCCTATGCTCGATTGCAGGCAGCCAAGGCCGCTGGGGCCAGCCCTGAGTATCTGAGTGGCTTTATCTGGTCAGAGCAGCGATTGGCTACCCTGCTGGGCGATGTAACGGCCATCCTCGATAAACTGGGCTCAGATGTAGGGGTCTACATGAGTGGCCAGCTCGATGATGCTGGGGTCTTGGCCCGCGCATCGGTGGCTGATGGCATTCAGCAGGGCCTTGCAATCATTCCCCGCAGTGGCTCAGTCACGCTGGGATTTGCCAGCCTGCCCCAAGCTGAGCTAGAGCTGATTACCTCGCGGCTGGGGGATGGCAGCCCTATCATCGAGAGCCTAGCCACCCGCTTTGGCCAAGCTGCCGTACCGATGATGCGCAATGAGCTGGTAGCGGCCATCGCCAATGGGGAAAATCCAGCACAGGTAGCCCGCAGGCTGGCGAGGGCCACCGGGGCTCACGCGGGCAAGACCGCTGTGCTGTTTCGCACTGAAATGATGCGGGTCTATCGAGATACCCAGCTGGCCACCATGCAGCGCAATCGCAAGTATCTGCGGGGCTGGGTCTGGGTCAGTGCCCTGCAAGAGACTACTTGCGCCATGTGCTGGGCCATGCACGGTACTGAGCATGGCCTTGATGAGCGGATGGAAACGCACCCAGCCTGCAGGTGCTCGATGAAAGGCCTGCTGCGCAGCCCCGGCGAAATCAATCCCGCACTGGCCGGGGCTGACCTCGATGTACCGAAAGAGCCCACCGGGGATAAGTTATTTCGCCAGCTGACCCAAGACCAGCAGCGCAGGATTATGGGCCCCAAGCTGCACCATGCCTACCGGCAGGGCCGTATTGACCTCAGCGACCTGCCCAAGCGCACATGGTCACCCAAATGGGGTGGGGGCCGCAGCCAGCGCAGTGTGGCAGAGCTGCTAGGGGGTGGGCAGCCGCCACCACCAAAGCCACCCAAGCCAACGCCAACACCCATACCACCTACTGCTGCGCAGGGCCCAGCTGGCCCCACCAAGCCCAAGGGCATACCGGTCAGTCAGCACCTCGATGCCAGCAAGCTGCCCCGCAAGGGGGCCAGCGGGGCTATCGCAGACAAGGTGCGTGAGACCATTAGCATGATTGATGGCGTGCATGGTGATGGCACCCTGAGCCCGGTGCCTGTTCAGATGAATCAACGCTCAGCATCCTATGGGGTCTATAAATCCCGCTATGCGGGCTATGTCTCGCAGGGCAGCATGACCACCAAGGCCGACTACCGCAGAAAGCTGGTACCAGACGCGGTAGAGGTGTCAGCCAAGACCGGGAATCATCACACTTACAACACGATGGCCCATGAGCTGGGGCACTACATTGACCAGCAATACTTTGGCCGGATGCCGGGGGAGGATTTCACCACTACCTATGGCTCAAAGATTTCTGGGGGCAAGCTAGAGCGCTGGCGTACTGCAGTGCAGCAAACGCGGGCTGTATCTGAGCTTAAGGCCATGCAGACGGCCCCTACGTGGGGAATTACTGACGCCAGCGGGCAGGTGACCCAGCACCGCATCAATCGACAATATATCCGCTATGCCATCAGTGATGAAGAATTGTGGGCCCGCAGCTATGCCCAGTACATAGTCACGAAATCACAGCATCCGAGGGCACTGGCAGAGCTGCGCGAGGCACAAGACCCCACCAAGCTCTATCACCAGACCCAGTGGGCTGATGATGATTTTGCCCCGGTGCTACAGGCCATTGATGACATATTTCGTGATGAGGGGTGGATAGAGTGAGCGATGCGGTCAAGATCATTGACGGCAAGGCTTTCACATTTGAGGCCTATGTAGAGTATCTTGGCCCTATCACCGGGGCATTCAGGGCCCGCGAGGTGGCTGCCATCGAGTGGGGCCTAGGCGGTGATACCATCGTGATAGATGAGCAGGGCCAAGAGCTGGCCCCATTCACAGAAAGTGAGCAACCGGATGCCGGGTAAATCAGACGCACTTGAAACTGAGGTGCTGAATCACTACTACCGGACGGCCACGGCCAGCAAGCCCACCAATGAATTCATTGCCCTCTTTACCGCAGACCCCACAGATGCGGGCTCTGGCGCTGAGGTCACCGGTGGGGCCTATGCCCGCGTGCAGGTGGCTGTGGCTGATGCCCAGTGGTCGGCCCCGGCAGATGATGGCTCGGGCAATATGCAAATCAGCAACACCAACGCGGTGACCTTTCCCACACCAACGGGAAACTGGACAGGCCCCATTACCCACTTTGGGGTGATGAGCGCTTTGACCGGGGGCACCTTGCGCCATAGTGGGGCACTGACCACCCCGCGCACCGTCAATAATGGCGATACGGCCCCCAGCTTTGCGGCTGGCCAGCTGGTCATCAAAGAGGGCTAATGGCGCGGGCTCGATTCAACTACCACAAGCCGCGTAAGCAGGGCTTTGGGGAATTGAGCAAACGGCAACGGCAGGTGCTGGCCTTGACCTGCGAGTATGGCTGCACCAACGTACAGACAGCAGCGCTGCTGCACCGGTCACCGCAGACCGTTAAGACGCACCTTATGGAGATAAAGCGCAGGGTGCGGGGCATCAATATCGCGCAGATTTGCTATGAGTATCGAGGGTGGCAAGAGCGCAAGAGGTAGCCATGGAATTGCTGACCCCAGAGCGGGCAAACGGGGGCTGGTACACCAATTATGTGCGCTATCCGCTCTTTAGCAATCGCTCATTTCAGGTGCGCCAGAACATTGCCGGGGCAGTGATTCTGGTAGCGGGCTGTGGCTTTGGCTATCTGGTAGACCAGCTGGTTACCGATGGTCGCAATGCGTGGGGCCTCGATGCCAGTGCCTACGCCATCACTGAGGGGCAAGCCCGATTGCCCGCCATTGCCAACAGGCTCAGGCAGGGCTCTGTGCTGGTTGATGCTGACTTGGTGGCAGCCAGAGCGGCTGCTGGTCTGCGCACCACCGGCAATCCGGGGCAGCGCCAGCTCTTTGACTTGTGCATCACTGAGGATTTGCTGCCCTGCCTCACTGATGCTGAGATAGCCACCGCGCTACCTCTGCTGCGGCTGCACGCCACTCGCGTGGCCCACATCATCACCCCGCTAGACCTCAGCACCCCACAGGTGCCAGAAATGAATTGGAAGTCATTTGCTCAGTGGGATGCCCTAATTGGGGGTGACTTTCTCTTTGGGCCTAATGGCGAGGGGCCACTGTAATGCCACTCCCCTATTCATTCACCGGCCTGATTCTGCCTCGACAGGCTAATAGCTTTGTTGGCCCGTTTCAGCACACCAATGGTGATTTGTACGTCATTCTGGGCAATTTTTCCGGCCTCGTAATTGAGGCATGGCGTAGCACCGATGGGGGCAATTCATGGGCTGAGCAGGATGCCGCCAATGCCCCGGTGGCGGGGTCATATGCGGGCAGCGCGCTCGTATTTTCCGCCATCAAAGATGGGTCAACGCTACGGGTAGCACTGGCCGATAACGGTGCGCACATCGTAGGTAAAGACTTTTCGATGGCCACCAACACATGGGGTGGTGGCTTTGGCCAGATTGCGTTTGACATTATTGGCAGCAATCACCCCAGTGGCGCACCGGGTTTATTTGCCGCTGGCCCCCGGAACACTAACGAATATGTCATGTTCTATAACGGTCCCCCTGAGCGCATCATGGGCACCGATTACTACCGCGTGCACGCTCTCGCCAAAGAGGCAGGAATTACTAACATCGGCACGGTGTGCAGTACCGGTGGGCAAACACACTTTGCCGCAGTGGGTGCCCTTGCTATTGGCAACCGTACCCACTGTTTCTACATGGGTGGCAGTAGCACCCTCTACCATCGCTGCATCACTAGCACCAACACACTGGGCACTGAGCAGCTAATAGATGGCTCGATTCAGAGCGTGGGCACCGTGGTTGGCACCCCCTTTGCCAAGGGCACTGAAATCATTGTGCCCATCATTGACAGTGGCGGGGAGCTGAAAGTCTGGCGGGCAACCAGCGCGGATGCCCCCACATGGTCACTGCAGACTATTAGCCCCACCACGGTCACTGACCCTGAGATACCGGGCATGGGAGCAGCAGACGGCAACACCGTCTATATGTTCTGGCCTGATGACACCACGCAGGATATCTACCGTGACAGCGATGGTGGCACCGGCACATGGGGTACTGATACTGAATGGAAAGATGCTGTCACTGTCGATGCCCTGCTGGCCGCAAAGCTCACCAATGCCATTGGCATCATCTACCGCGATGGTGGCACGGTCAAATACGATGAATTCTCACTGGGGGCAGCCGGGGCAGCCCTCGCGGGCACAGCCACTGGCACCAGCGAGGCCAGCGCTGGCCGGATTACGGTAGGGCACCCGCTTGGGGGCAGCGCAGTAGGCACCTCAGCAGCCAGCGCATCACAGCTGGTAATGAATCACCCCCTGCAGGGCTCTAGTGTTGGTACCTCAGAGGCCAGCGCCAGCAGGCTGAGCACATCCCATCCCCTGCAAGGTACGAGTGTAGGCACCTCAGAGGCCAGCGCCAGCAGGCTCACCATGACCCACCCGCTGCAGGGCTCTAGTGTGGGTACAGCTGAGGCCAGTGCAGGGGCCATCAACGTAGGGCACCCCCTCGCAGGGTCTGCGCAAGGCACGGCTGAGGCCAGTGCATCCGGGCTGACCATGACCCACCCGCTGCAGGGCTCTAGCGTTGGTGCCTCTGCAGCCAGTGCGAGTGAGCTAAACGTGGGGCACCCGCTGACCGCTGAGGCCACTGGCACCAGCGATGCCAGCGCGGGCCGCATCACCGTGGGGCACCCGCTGCAGGGCACCGCGCAAGGTACCTCATCCGCCAGCGCAGACTTGACGGTAGATGATGCCGGGGCAGAGCTGGCAGGCACGGCAGTGGGTACCTCATTTGCGGTAGCCTCAGGATTGCAGCTCAGCCACCCTCTGGCTGGGTCTGCACAGGGCACCTCGCAGGCTGTGGCTGGCAGCCTGCAGGTGTCTCACCCCCTGCAGGGCTCTAGCGCAGGTACCTCTGAGGCCAGTGCCACCGAGCTGAACGTAGGGCACCCCCTCGCGGGCACGGCACAGGGCTCTAGTGAGGCCAGTGCGGGCCAGCTGAACGTGGGCCATCCCCTTGCAGGGGTAGCAGCTGGCACCAGCAGCGCTAGCGGTGACCTCACTACCCAGAGCGCTGGGGCTGCGCTGGCCGGGGTGGCTATCGGTACCTCTGATGCCTTTGCCACGCGGCTGACCATGACCCACCCCCTCAGCGGGATTGCGCAGGGCTCTAGTGATGCGTTTGCAACCTACCTGCAGGTGGCCCATGAGCTGAGTGGGTCTAGCACCGGCACAGCTGCGGCCTTTGCCAGCTACCTGCAGCTCTCCCATGCGCTGGCAGGCACCGCGCTGGGCACCTCGATTGCTGAGGGGTCTCTGGGGGCTGAGGTGCTTGCGGCCTTGCTGCTTATTGCCAGTGCGCGGGATACTGCCCTAGAGCTGGCCGTAGATGCCATCCTGAAAGCCAGCCCCCGCGCATTGCAACTGACTGCTGAGATAGAGGGGTAACCATGGTTCACAAGACTGCCGATGTAGAAATTCTGCAAGGTGAGGTGCTACCCCTCAGTATTGATATCAGCGCGGTGTTGCAAGCGGGTGAGGTGGTGCAGAGCGTGGTGGCCACCCTCACTGAGCAGACTGCGCAAGCGCTGATTGCGGATGGCATCGAGGGCACCCCCTCAGTCACTGATACCACCCTCAATGTCACTGTTGATGGCCGGGAATTGACCCCTACCGATAGGTATACCCTCAAGGTGCTGATGACCATTGAGCCCAATGCCAAGGTGGTGGGCACCCGTACTACCGTGCTGTGCAGAGCCTAGAAAGGGGGTGAGACAGATGCAGCGCACAGATATTGGCCTCTTGCTTGAAATCATTACGTTAGTCATCGTGATTCTGATTGCAGCCAAGGTGCTGTAAGATGCCGGGAAGCTGTGCGCAGGGCCCAGCTTGACGCGAGTAGCTTGAGAAAGGCACACTAGATGACAGATAGAGCGCAAGCGGGTGGGCAGGCCCCATCCCAAGGCAATGGCGGGCAGGCCCCGCAGAGCCAAGCGCAAGGCCAGCAGAGCATGACGGCTGAGGTATTTGGGCAGGCCCCAGAGACCCCCCAGCAGACTCAGGCTCAGCAAGGGCAGCAAGGTCAGCAATGGCCGGGGATGAAAGAGGGTGAGACTGCTGAGCAGTACATCACTCGCATCAACGCAGAGCTGGCCAGAGCCCGCGCAGATGCTGGTAAGTACCGCACTGAGCTACGCAGCAAGGTGGGTGACACAGAGCCCGGTGAGGATGGCAAGACTGAATTTCAGCGCTTGCAGGATCAACTAGGCACACTCACCAAAGATTTGCAAGCTGAGCGGCAGGCCCGCAAGGCTGACAAGATGCAGGCTCAGGTGGTCGATGCGTTAGCCAGCGCAGGTGCTGTATCACCCGCGAGGGCAGCCAGAATGCTTGACATTGCTGATGCTGACCTTTCGGATGATGGCACGGTGGCCCCAGAGGCTCTGCAGGCTGCCATCTTTACCCTCAAGTCAGAAATGCCGCAGGTATTCACTGACACGCGGGGCAATGGGGATGGCGGGGCAGGCCAGCAAGGTGGCAGCGCGGGCACGCAAGATTTCAATGCCATGATCCGTGAGCGAGCGGGGATGCGCAGAGGCTAGACACTCTGGGCCCTCGCAAGCACCTAGCAAGTGAGGGCCTACCATGCCTTATAACAGCGTCACCGACCGTACAGACGTTGCCCCGCTTATTCCCGACCAGCGGGCCCGTGAAATCCTTGATGCCACTGCGTATGAGTCGGCTGCGCTGCAGCTGTTCACCCGCACCCCCATGAGCACCAAGGTCTACACCCAGCCAGTGCTGAGCGCATTGCCGCTGGCGTACTGGGTCAGTGGTGACACTGGCCTCAAGCAGACCACTGAAATGGCGTGGGCCAGCAAGACCATGACCGCTGAGGAACTGGCCGTCATCGTGCCAATTCCCAATAGCGTGCTGGCTGATGCTGACTTTGACCTCTTTGGCGCATTTAGGCCCAAGATTGCTGAGGCAATTGCGCGGGCGCTCGATGCAGCCATTTTCTTGGGGGTCAATAAGCCCGCGTCATGGCCAACTGACATTGTGGCTGCGGCTGATGCTGCGGGCAATGAGGTATTCCGGGGCACCAATGCTGCGGCTGCCGGTGGCCTGCAGGGTGACATTGATGACCTGATGGGGCTGGTTGAGGCCGATGGCTATGCCCCCAATGGCATCATCACTGACCTCACCCTTAAGGGTCGGCTGCGCAAGCTGCGTGACACCACCGGCCAGAAATTGCTCGATGTGAACGCCAATACCTACGAGGGTATGCCCATCCGGTACACCCTTGACGGCCTTTGGCCCACAGGCCTGAGCGCTGCTGAGGCGGTGCTGGGCGATTTCAGGCAGGGCATTATTGGTATCCGGCAGGATATCAACTATGAGATTTTCCGCGAGGGTGTCATTCAAGATAACCTTGGGGCGATTGTCTACAACCTGCTGCAGCAGGATATGAGCGCCATGCGTGTCACGGCCCGCTTTGCGTTTCAGGTGGCCAATCCCATCAACTACCGGCAGCCCACCGAGGCCAGCCGCTACCCGTTTGGCGTGCTGAGGGCACCGGCAGCCTAGTACGCTTTATCTGACGCGGGGCCTGCAATCGAGCGGGCCCCAGTACACCCAGTGAGGTGAACACCATGCCTAATGATGAGACCACTGAAAATCAGGGCTCTGCTGACGGTGCTGCGGCTGCGGCTGCAGCTGCAGAACCGGCCCCTGAGGGCGAGGTTACGCGGCTCGATGAGCCCGGTGAGGCCCCCAGCCCGCTTGAGGGTGGTGAGGCCGTTGACCCCAGCAACACTTATGAGCTGGGGGTGCAGCCCAAGCTGACACAGCCCGGTGTCAATTACGCGGTGCCTGAGGGGGCCACGGTGGTCAGTGACTACCAAGAGGCTCTGGATAAGGGCTATCTGGGGTACGCACCGGGTGAGGCCGCGCATGAGGCCATGACCGCCAGCGCAGCCGGGGCCCGCAATGAGCGGGTGCGCGAGGCCCAGCGGGCCACCATCAATGCGGCCACAGTCGATAATGAGGCCGATGCCCCGCGCAGCAAGCGCAGCCGTCGCAAGTAGCAGCTACCTGCGGGGCTCTGCGAGGGGCCCCGCTGGCTATCCCACAAGGGGTGAGCAATGACCACACGCGCTGAGAAAATCAAGACCATGGATGCAGACGAGTGGGTAGAAATCGAGCACCCAGAGACCGGTGAGCGGTATGGGGTCAAGATGAGCACCTATCGCGAGTGGTACGAGGGCAAAGGATTTGAGGTAGACCGCATGGCAGACGGTAGCCCCATCCTCGCAGACAGCAAAGAGCCTGACGTACCAGATGACGTGCAGGTGATTGGCGTACAGGGCCCTGAGCAGCCCAGCGCGGGTGAGCCAGTGGCACCGCAGGCCGGTGAGGGTGAGTAATGTTGCCAGCAGTGGCCAAGGCAAGGGTGAGACTCAAGTGCCAAGCCAGCGCTGAGCCCACCCTGACAGACCAAGAGATAGATGACCTGCTGGCCATCTATGCCTATGCTGATGCCGATGGCAGAGCCCCGGATGATGCCGCATGGATAGGTACGTGGGATTTGCCAGAGGTCTACCGGCAAGGCTGGCTACTCAAGGCAGCCAAGGTGGTGGGGGACGTTACCTACAGCGCTGATGGGGCCCAGTACAGCCAGAGCGATATGCACCGGCACTGCCTAGAGCAAGCGAACCGCTACGGCAGCATTGGTGTACTGAGTGTGGGTGTCTGATGCCTCTGCGCGAGGGCCAGCTGGCCAGACAGCGGGCACTGGCCCTGCGAGACCTCACTGACCGGTGCACCATCGAGCGATACACCCAAGCGCAAGATGATACCGGCGAGGTGGTCAGCACGTTTGCTGCGCTGGCCACTGATGTGCCCTGCCGGGTGGTGGCTGTCGGCAGCGTCACCGGGGCAGAGCGGCTGCGGCTCGATGCCATGGCCCAAGTCACTGACTGGATTGTGGTAGTGCCAGCAGAGCAGGACGTAACCAGCAAAGACCAAGTGCGCATCACGCAGGGCTCTAGTGCGGGCAGGCTCTTTGAGGTCTCGCAGGTGCTGGGCCCACACACTGATGAGGTGCGCAGGCGGCTGATGGTGGATGAGGTGACCTAATGGCGGGCAAGTATGAGGTGCGCTATGAAATCAGGTTCAATCGGCTGCCCAAGATGGTGCGTCGATTCCCTGAGGCCGTGGCTGACCTGCAGGCCACCATTGCCCAGATGCTGCACACCATTGCGCGGCCACCGGTGGGTGAGACAGGTAATCTGAGCACCAATGTAGAGGTGGGGCCGGATTACGTGCACTGGCGGGCACCCTACGCTGGCTTTGTGAATTTCGGCACACGGTACATGGCAGCGCGGCCATTTGTAGATGAGGCAGTCAAGCAGGTACGGCCCAAATTCCTGAGCGGGCTTGAGGCCATCGCCAGAAATGGGGGCCTGTGATGCCAGCGCTGGCCGGGGCTGAATCGACTACCGCAGCCCGCTGGCTGCACGCGAGGCTGACCGCTGCGGGGCTCACCAAGGTGTACCCAGCGGCTGCCCCTCGCGGCTCAGTTATGCCCTATGTCATCTACCAGAACATCCCCCACCCTGAGGGTGAGGATGTAGAGAGCCTTGGTGGGGGCAGGGTCATGGTCAAGCTGCGATACTTGGTCAAGGTGGTGGCAGCCACCCAAGCGCAGGCTGAGCCATTGGTTAAGCAGGTAGACACCGGGCTACGCAGTGGCGAGGGTCTGCAGGGGGATTACTACATTAGCAGCAGTCAGCGCTCATCACCCTTTGAGCTGCCAGTCATTGAAGATGATGAGCTGTATTGGCAGATTGGTGGCTATTACGATATCAACGTAATAGGCATCTAGCAGAAAGCGAGTAGCACCATGCCTGAACGCGCTAGTAAGAGCCAGAGAGCACAGATTGGGTGGGAGGCCAGCTACGGGGCTGGGGCCACCGTCACAGATCGCTTGATGGCCATGACCATCGACCTTGACCCACAAGTGAGCCGCACCCGAAATTTTGCACAGGGCTATAACTTCCCATCGAGCACCACCAAAGGCAAAGACTTTACTGAGGGCAGCATTGGCGGTGCCCCGGTGTTTGATGAGCTGATTATCCCGCTGAGCATGGCGCTGGGCTCTGTGACCCCCACGCAGCTCACCCCAATCACTGCGTATGAGTGGGTGTGGGATGTGCCGCTCACTGGGGATATCGTGCCCAAGAGCGCCAAAGTAGAGAAAGGTGACACCAATACCGCAGAGTCTGTGGTAGGGGCAGTGCTCACTGAACTGAGCTTTGAGTGGGACCGCGAGAGCGTCAGCATGAGCGGTAGCCTGATGGCTCAGAATCTCAATGAGTCGGCCACCCTCACTACCGCTGGCATCACCACCATGCCCCAAGAGCCGCTTGACCCTGCGGGCATCGGTATCTGGATTGATACGGCTCACGCGAATCTGGGCACCACCCGTATGCTCAGGGTCTTTGACGGTGGTATCAGTCTGGGCAACCTCTTTGGTGGCATCTGGCCGCTCAATGAGAGCAAGGCCAGCTTTGACGGCATTATCAGCCTGCAGCCAGAGAGTGAGACCACGTTTAACATCATGGCAGATGCCGCAGGCAAGGCTCTACTCACGGCCCTCAAGAATGGTGACCGGCGATTTCTGCGCTGGGCCATCAAGGGCCCGCAGATTGGGGCAGGGCCCGCCACGTACCTGCTGCAATTTGATGTGGCGGTAGAGGTCATTGACGTAGATGCCATGGCCGATGATGACGGTATCTACATCATGCCCCTCACGCTGGCCCCGGTGGCTGATGAGGATTGGAGCTCAGCGCTGCAGGTTACACTGGTCAATACACAGGCCACCTACTAGGGGGTGGCTTAAGCAGTAGCACAGGGGAATATCACCGCCATGCCTATCACAATGTTTGAGCTAGAGCAGGACCGCAAGACTGCCACTATTACCACTGATAGTGGCAGTCTGACGGTCACCTACCGGCCCCATGCGCTGACCCCAGCCAAAGAGCTGGCGATGCTGCGGGTGCCCTCAGAGGCCATTGATGAGGATGCTGACGAGGATGCCCAGAATGAGGCTTATGAGCGGGCTAACCAGTCGATTTCTATGCAGCTCAATTCATTCTGTGAGCTGGTAGAGGCTTGGGATTTCTTGGGCCCGCTGGCGCAAGATGCTGAGGGTAACTACCTGCCCCTGCCTCGCGGGCTGGATAGCATCGAGCAACAGGCCTACGCTGAGGAACGGGGTGGGCAGGTAGTAGTGGCAGAGGGTGAAATGGTGCCCCTGCAGCCGCGCTACCTCAAGCTCATCAGTAGCCATTTGCTGATGCAGGTGGTGCGAGGCATTAATGCGGATATGCGCCCAAACGACAAACGGCAAAGACGCTAGGCAGGTGGCTTGTCACCAAGGGCCAAGAGGGCACCACCCCCGATTATTGGCCCACCGTCTTTGCCGCTCGATTCTGGGGAGTACCGCCATGGGAAATGGCCCAGCAGCCTGTCTATTGGGTACAGGTGGCTGAGGATGTTTCCACTGCTGAGCAGCATAAGCGTGATTTTGATGATGCTCAGCGTAGGCGCGAACAGGCCAAACAGGCCAGAGCGGCTGCGAGGGTCAAGAAACGGTAGAGGGTAGCCCCCATGGCAATGACAGCTGCAGATATCAAGGTGCAGGTGGGGGCCGATGTAGACCAAGCCGTACAGGGCCTTAATCAAGTAGACCAGACCATCAATAAGGGCAAGAAGAATGCCGGGGGCATGGGCCTAGTCATGGGTGCCGTGTCCACCGGCATCTTTGCTGGCTTTGGCCTCGCGGTCAATGGGGCCATGAATTATGAGGCCGCAATGAATGCGGTGCAGGCCTCACTGGGTGCCACCAATCCCCAGATGGAGCAGCTAGGTGCCCTTGCGCTCGATATTGGTGCCAAGACCCAATTTAGCGCCACACAGGGTGCGCAGGCCATCGAGGAACTAGGCAAGGCTGGCGTGGCTATCCCGGATATTCTGGGTGGTGCAGCTCTCTCAGCCGCACAGCTGGCCTCAGCCACTGGCACAGATATTCCCATGGCAGCCAACGTGATGGCCAATGCCATGAATGTCTTTGGTATCGCTGGCGAGGATGCTACGCGAGTGGCTGACGTGATGACGGCTGCCCTCAATGCCAGCAGTCTCAACATGAATGATTTTGCCAATGGTATGGCCAGTGTGGGTACCTCAGCCGCCAGCTTGGGGGTGCCTCTTGAGGATACAGCCGCAGCGCTGGCCATATTCAGCAATCGAGGCATGAGCGGGGCAGATGCTGGTACAGCCCTGCGCAGCATGTTTACCCACCTCGCCAGCCCCACGGCTGAGTCAGCAGCCTTGATGAATGAGCTGGGGATTGCTGCCTTTGATGCTCAGGGCAACTTTGTCGGCCTTGAGGGGCTGGCGGGCCAGCTGCAGACCCAGATGGCTGGCCTGACTGATGAGCAGCGACTGAATGCCCTGAGCACCATCTTTGGCGCGGATGCCCAGCGGGTGGCCAATATCCTCTTTGAAGAGGGGGCCAGCGGGGTAGCAGCCATGACAGATGAGCTGCAGGCCAATGGGCAGGCTCAGGCTGCGGCTGAGATACGGATGCAGGGCCTGAGCGGGGCTCTTGAATCACTCAAGGGCTCTGCAGAGACCATGTTTATTACCTTTGGCAAGCTGCTGCTGCCAGTGCTCACCAAGCTGGCGATTGGGGCCACCAAGCTCATCAATGCCATCACCAATCTGAGCAAGCCTATCAAGGTCATCATTGCCAGCGTGGCCGGGGCCGTGGCGGTCTTTGGTCTATTTGCCGGTGGCTTTAGTGCGCTGCTGGCTGCGATGGGGCCAGTGGGGGCGATGCTGGCACCACTGGCTGCAGGCATTGGAGCCCTGATTTTGCCCTTTATCCTCATCACCGGGGCCGTGGTGGGGCTCTATCTCGCTTTTCGCAATAATTTCTTGGGCATTCAAGACATTGTGATGAGCATAGTTGATCCCATCGTGGCCTTTGCCAATACGTTTATTTCGGCCATGAGCCAAGCCTTTGATGCGGGCACCAAGGTCAATGACCTCATCTACCTGTTTCCTGCCCCGCTGCGTGAAATGATGAGTGGCTTTCTGCTGGCCGCAGACGCGGTAGGTGACCTGTGGCGGGCATTTCAACAGGGTGGCCTTGAGGGGCTGATAGATGCCCTGCCCGGAAAGCTGGGGCAGCTGCGGGATGCCCTCATGCAAATGGTCACCGGGGGCCTGCACGCGCTGGCTACCGCCTTTGAGTCTGTGGACTGGGGGGCACTGGGGGCCTTGCTACTCAGCGGGCTCACCACGGCAGCCAGCTATGCGGCTGATTTCGCGGGCATCATCATCGAACATGCCGGGGCACTGGGGGCCAAGCTGGGGGTCTGGGTGTGGCGACAGCTTGAGAGCGTGCCATGGGGCCCAATTCTCAGCGCTGGCCTGTCTGCGCTGCGCAACATTGCCGGATTTATCATCGAGAAAGCAGGCGATTTAGGGGCCAGCCTCAAGACGTGGTATGACAATGCCATCGACTCAGTGAACTGGGGTGGCATTGGCCAGCAGGCCGGTGAGGCTGTGCGGGCCGCAGTGCTCTTGATTGCCCCTATGGCCCTCGATTTGGTCACTGGCTTTGCCACGTTCCTGCGTGAAAACTGGTTTACCATCATCAAGGTCTTGGGTGGCCTCATCCTTGGTATTCCGGCAGCCATTGGCTACATCGGCATGACCATGCTGCCAAAGGTGATTGAATTCCTAGAGGGCTTTGCAGAGGGCCTTGGTATCAACTGGGGCATTGTGGGGGGCTGGTTCCTAGGTCTGCCGGGGCGGATTTTGCAGGCTATCCCCGGATTGGCTGGCACCCTGCTGCAAGAGGGCATTGACCTGCTGGTAGGCCTCTTTAATGGCTTGATTGAATACTGGCCCAATATCAAGCGCTGGCTGGGTACGCTGGGCTCACTGGCCATTGCCGCCATCGGCAGCTTGCTTGAGTACGCTATCCCGCGAGGCATTCAGCTACTCTCAGGGCTCTACCGGGGCATCTTGGCCTACTGGCCCACCATTGTGGACTGGCTTAAGGGGCTGGGCTCACTCGCGGCTGCCACGGTGGGTAGCTTGCTTGAGTACCTGCTGGCGCGAGGCCGACAGCTGATGAAAGGCCTTGAGACCGCTGCGGTGAATTACTGGGAAGATGAGATTGTGCCGTGGCTTAAGGGGCTACCGGGCATGGCGCTGGCTGCAGTGCCGGATATGTACTACCTGCTGATGGATAAAGGCCGCAGGCTTATTAAGGGTATGTGGGATGGGGCCATGGAGATTTGGAATCAATTTACCAATTGGGCCAGCAGCCTCAATCCCTTTAACTGGCTACCGGATTTGCCGGGGCCGCTCAGCTGGGGCAGCTTTAATGTGTCGAGTGCCATGTCTGTGAGCGCAGCCCCCATGACCGCTGCGGCCACCTTTGGAGCCCCCACCGGGGGCAGTACGGTGGTCTACCATGACAATCGCACCTTTACTGTCGATGTTGACAGTCTTGAGGATGTGGCCAGCGTGGTGGGGGTCATTCAGGATTTGCAAAGAGACCGTGAGCTGGTCTATGGGAGCATATAGGCAATGGTGAAATACCATGGCCGCAGAGTCACTACAGATACTGACTCAGGCCTCACAGGCAATGGCACCAGCAACCAGCGCGGGCAAATCTTTGCCGCCATGCCTGAAAATGGCTGGCTTACCGGCATCGGCATCTTGGGTGGCAAAGACATTGGCCAGCCCAATCTGACGTGGCGCGGGGCCGTCTTTGATGTAGATGGCGCTACCCTCGATCAGCGGCTGATTTACAGCGGGCCGGTCACCGTCAGCAACCAGATGAGCTTTGGCGGGGATGGCTCACTGATTCAGGCCACCGTCACCGGATTTAAGCTGTCTGATGGCGTGCACTACGGCCTTGGCTTTAGCGTCACCGGGGGCATTTTCCGCTTTGGCATGAAACAGGCCGCGCTGAGCCCCGGTGAGGTCTTTGACTACTACTTTCACAAGAAGAATAACGCATCGAGCATACCCACAGACCCCTTTGGTGCCACCTCAATCACCTATGAGGGGGCCATGGATATGTGGCTTGCCTATGAGGCCAATGTCAAGCCCACCACCACTGAGGGCACCATGGTGCCTGCGGGCAGCATCACAGACACCAGCCCCGCATTCTTTGGCGATTGGGATGATGCCAATGAGCCGCAGGGGGACACCCCGAACCAGTACCAGATACAGCTGCGCGAGGTGGGCACCACCAGCCTCAAGTGGAATACCATCTACGGCTTTAGCAGCACTGAGGCTGATGACAAGCGGTTTAGCAGGGCCTACGGGGGCACCGCGCTGACCAGCGGCCTTGATTATGAATGGCGCTACCGCGTCAGTGACCAATTTGGGGCATGGTCTGATTACAGCGACTGGGTGACCATCAGCCTCAGTGGGGCTGGCTCTGTGCTCATCAGTGGCTTTACCCCCTCTGGCAAGCAAGAGACCCAGACACCGGGGCCATTTACCGGGCAGTGGACACACAGCGGGGGGCTGAGCACCAACGCGGTAGAGCTGCGCATCAAACAGGGTGGGACTATCATACGGTCAAGCCCCACCATCACCAAGACGGTGGCCCCCGGCAACACCATCAGCATCAGCTGGGCTGAATCGACCTTTGCCGCGCTGGCGTGGGGCTCTAGCCTTGTCTATAACATCCGGGCCCGCGCTACCAATGGCGTCTGGTCAAATTGGTCAGCAGACCGGGCATTTACCATCAATGCCAGCCCCACTATCCCTAGCCAGCTGAGCCCTACAGGTGGGGCCACATCGAGTAGCAGGCCGTTGCTCAGGGCCAAAGCCAGTGACAGCGATGACACCACTGGCAGCGGGCTGGCGGTCTCTGCCCGCATCAAGAATGCCGCAGGCACCGTGCTCTTTACGCGGGCCATGACCTATAACGCTGCCACTGATTTCTGGGAGTACCAGACCACCAGTACAGACCTCGCCAGCTTTGCCAGCTACAAATGGGATGCCAGCGCCACTGATGGCACGGTCACCACCGCATTCAGCGCTGAGGCCTCATTCACCTATGGCGCGGGGCCGGTCATCACCGTCACGGCCCCCACAGAGGGGCAGGTGCTGGCCACCCATGTGCCCACCATCACGTTCACCCAAGACAGCACGCAGGTGAGCTACAGCGTGGCCATCTACCTCTGGGATGCGGTAGCAGGTGCCCCGGTGGGTGATCCGGTCTACAGCAGTGGCACCATCGTGGCCGCAGCCAGCCCCGGTGCAGGGGCCAGCCATCAGGTGCCCAGTGGCTACCTGCACAATGGCCTTGACTATGCTGCCTACGTCACCAGCACCAATAATCTGGCCCTGTCGGCCACCTCTAGCCCGCGTCTATTCAGCGTGGTCTTTCCGGTGCTACCAGCCCCCACAGGGGTCAGCATCGAGCCCATCACGGTGGGGAATGACGCTACCCCCAGCGCGGTGCTCATCACCTTTGATGAGCCCCCGTATGCCTCAGATTTCTTTGAGGGTACGTTTATCTGGCGCAAGGTGGCCGGGGCAGATGACAGCACCGCCATTTTGCTGGCAGAGCCCCTGCCCATCAGCCAGCGCACCTTTACTGATTACCGGCCTGCCAGCGGGGTCATTTACACCTACACCATCTACTTTGGGGTGATGCAGGGCACAGACAGCACAGAGACTGAGGCAGCCACCGGGGATACCGGGGTCACCCTAGAGCATGTGGTGATTAATTCTGTGCAGGATGGCAGGCTGCGGGCTGGCCTCAGGTATGGTGCCCCGGTGCAGATCGTGTACCAAGAGGATAGCCTTGATGTGCCAATCTGGGGCCAAGCGCAGCCGCACACCTTTGTAGGTGACCTAGACCAGCGCATCTGGTCTGGCACCTTTGAGCTGCAAGATGACCGATACAGCGCAGGGGCAGATGACCTTGCGGGGCTCAGGGCCCTGCGTGCCTCGCGGGATACCGTCTGCTATCGAGACTGGCAGGGCACCATCATCTTTGGCAAGCTCACCATGCAAGAGCGCTATGGCCAGCGGGAAAATAAAGGTGAGGTCTCGCTAACCATCCGCGAGAATGACCACCGAGAGGGCTACGCGAGTGCCTGACACCCTGCCCAGAATTGATAACAGGGTGATAAATCCCAGCTTTGAGGTCAATACCACTGGCTGGTATGCCCTCGCCAGCAGCGCCATTTCTCGCGTCACCACGCACTATTGGACTGGCCTTGCTGCGGGGCAGGGGCAGGCTACGGGCACGGTGGCCCAGTACGGGCTGCAGACGGCTGCCGGGGTGGCGGATGCCACGCGCATATTGGCCAGTCCAGATGAGGTGCTGAGCTTTGGTGCGCGGGTGCAGACTGCGCTGGCCTCACAGCGGGGCAGGCTGCGCATCGAGTGGCGCAACAGCTCTAGCGCAGTCATCAGCAGCGTCACTGGGGCTTGGTTCAATCTCACCCAAGGGGTGGCTAACGGGGCCGGGTGGAATCGACTCAGCCTTGAGGGTGAGGTGGCCCCAGCGGGCACCGCCTTTGTCACCCTCTACATCGAGGTGGGCCCCACCTCAGGCAATGCCAGCGCAGGCCAGAATTTCAGGGTAGATGGCGTGATGGCCAGCCCCGGCGCTGCGCTGCCCGCGTATGTCGATGGCTCACTGGGCACCTACCACTACTGGCTGGGCACCGCTCATGCCAGCGCCAGCTACCGTGAGGCCATCGTGGCACGGCAGACCTATGCCCGCAGGGGCATGACCCGCATTTCAGCACGGCTCTATTTAGCTGACCAAGCCAACGTGTTGCAGGCTGACATTACCTCAGAGGGGCTTGAGGGCAAAGTCAGCATGAATATTCACAATCCCATCAAGCATGTGCTGGCCCTCAATGGGGTGGATGCCTCAGCCATAGAGCCCTATAGCAGCTACGTGGCCCCATTCTTGGTGCTTGAGGATGTGCAGGGCTCTAGTGAGGCCTACCAGATGGGTCTCTACATCTGCACCCCTGCCAAGCACCAAGAGCGCCAAGCATTCAGCCTCTACACCATCGAGGGCCGGGGGCTTACATGGATACTGGCCAATAGCTACCCCTCAGCCCCCTACACCGCTGCAGCAGGCAGCAATCCGGTGGCCAATGTGCGGGCCATCCTCGATAACCACGGCCTCAGGCACGCCATACCAGACACGGCTGATGTATTTTCGGGCAGCATCACATGGGATATTGATAGCAGCTGGCTGGATATCTGTAATGACCAGCTCTTTGCCGACAGCTACTACAGCCTCTGGGATGACCGGGCAGGGGTGCTGAAATCCCGGCCCTACTTTGAGCTGGCATCCGCTGAGCCTGCCCTGCAGCTCTATTCCGGCGAGGGGGGCATTGTCACCGGGGTCATCGAGCGTGAGGGGGTGTATGACACCCTCGCCAATCAAATCATTGTGATGAAAGAAAATCTGGGGGGCTCACCTATCCGGGTGATACGCACCAATAATGACCCCAGCAGCCCGGTGAGCGTGCCCAATCTTGGCCGGACCCTGCCACGGCTCATCAAAGACAGCAACATCATCAGCGTTACGCAGGCCAGAACCATTGCCCGCAGAGAGCTTGAGATAGGCACCTCATTCACCAATAAGCTGAAAGTCACCACCTTGCCCCAGCCAGACCGCGAGGTGCATGAGGTGTATGACCTCGCAATCTACAATTCAACGGGCAAGCCTGTGGGCTTTGGCCTGTGGTGGTGCGATAGCTGGGAGATTGGATTTACAGCCAAGTCAGCCACGCAGGTGCACCACCTCAAGCGCCTTGAGACATATGGCTGGGATGAGGTTTACACATGAGTGAGCTGGGCCAGTGGCTCTTTCAGAAAGAGAAAGCTGCCATTAAGGCCATGCTGGATATGCGGGCCCCGCGTTCTGGCACGGTGCTCAGCATAGTCACCAGCAGCCACGTCACCTTTACCGATGCCGCCACCGGGCAACCATGGCCCACAGCGGTGCCTGTGATCGGCCAGCTGCCAGCTGTGGGTGAGCGGGTGCTGGTCTTGGTGGTGGGGGATGGCAGCCGGGTGGCCATCCGGGCTGCGGCCATGCAGGCCATCCTGAATACGCAGGCCCCTGATTATGTGGTGGCTGATGCCATGGCCCAGTCATCGAGCAATACCGCCAGCACCACCAGCACCGTCAATTTCTCAGTGGCGGGCACCCTCAGCCTTGCGTTGCCACCGGGCACATGGCGGGTGGCTGCCATTGGGGGCCAGATGCTGAAACACTCAGCGGGCAGTGCCAGCTTTCAGATCAACATTGATGGTGACCAAGGCCAGATAGAAACGCTGGCCCTCACCATCGAGGGCACCGCTGTCAGCAAGCATGAGCTGGCCGGGGTGGTGGGTGACCGCAGTATTGATATCAACGTCAGATTTCGCAGTAGCACCGCTGGCACCACCAACAGCCGCAATCCATGGGCATGGGCCACGGCAGTCAGGACAGGGGCATGATCTACACACATACCGCAGGGGAAAATCAGCGCACCCCGGATGCCGGAAAGGTGCAGACCTATCTGGCTACGCAGGGCATCGTGGCAGATATCGAGGTGGCCATTGCCCCGGATGGCACCCACACCTACACCATCGACACTGCGGCCACCCTAGCGCAGCTGCAGACCGCCATGCAGAGCTTTGTACCGGCCAAGACCCCGCGAGAATTGCTGTTTGACCGGATGGCAGCCACCTACCCCAAGCTGCGGGATGGCAGCGCCACGGCCCGCGAGAGCCAGATTGCGCTGGCAGACTTGATGCTGGTAGTAAGAGAGCTGGCCGGTGCCTGAGCTGTTCGTGCTCGATTGGCGAGACACCAAGTATGGCAAGATGCCCACAGCAGGTGAGCTGTGGCGCTGGGCCGCTGAGCAGGGCTATACCCTCAGTGACACCCCCAAGGCCTACCGCAATGGCAGCGTACATCTGTTGATAGAGGGCAACTATTCCGGTCTGCACACCAAGTGGGTGGATTTTGAGCCCCCGGTGCTGACCATCGAGGATAAGCTGAGCGGGCATATCAAGGCCTTGCTCACTGAGCGTGAGGCATTGCTGGCCATTCCTGCTGGCAAGCGCACACCCACTGAGCGGGCCCTGCTAGCCACCATGGCCCTGCTGATGTATGGCTATGGGGTAGAGGATGCCGGATAGTCTGCTGAAATGGCTGCTGGCCAATCCTGATGCTGGCTATGCTGCCTATCTACTCATCACCGGGGCCATCCTTGTCTGGGCTATCGCCAAAGACAAGCTGGTTACCGGAAACCGTTTCCGCGAGGTATCGACGCGATGCACCACCACTGAGGCCACACTGAGAGAGGTGCAAGAGAAACTGGTAGAGCAGCGAGTGCTTAATGAGCGCAGTACCAGTAAAATCGAGGCACAGGCTCAGGATATCCTAGAGCGTGACCTCGAAATTGCCAGACTCAAAGGGGTGCTGGGCAGGCTTGAGGGCAGAGAAAGATGAGGCCAATGGCACTTATCAAGCAGCTACTGGGCAAGCATGTGGCCCCTGAGGCTGGGCCCCCTACGCAGCTGGTAGAGGATACGCGCAGGGCCATGGTAGAGCTAGAATTGAGTCAAGAGCCATTGCGCAAGGCTCTTGAGGGGGTCTACCCCTTTACAGGGCCCTTGCACACGCACACCGTCAGAAAGCGGGGCAGCCGTGTCAGACCTCATAGACCACCTCACTAGCCCCGCGTTCAGCAGACAAGCGACGTGGGCCACCATCTATGCCTTGGTACCTTTCTCTCTCATCACCGCCATTTTCATGCTTAAACTAGGGCCACGCTTATTGCTCGATTGGGGCTATACGTGGGTGATGATTGCGCTGGGCCTGTGGGTGGCCCGCATCATCTATGTGGTCAAGATAGACCCCCAGCCGCTGGGCAATTCCCTGTGGTCTGTATTCTTTGCGCTCAATGTCTTGGCCGCAATGGTCTTTACCATGGCGGTACTCATCCGTACTGGCTATTACGTATTTCATGAGGGGAAACGCCACGATGCCTGAGCTAGTGACTGGGCGGGTACCCAAGCCTGCCATGATTATTGACCATATCCCGGTCTTTGAGGGCCAAGCCGCTGGCTACTACGGCCCGCGCAAGAATCATGGGGTGGTCTGGCACCGGGTGGTGGGAACCTACCGGGGCACCATTCAGCATTTCAATTTGCCGGATACCGGGCTCACTGACTACCTGATTGGCAGTGGCTCTGTCGATGGGGCTGCCCTCGATGGCACCATTCTGCAGCTCAATGATCCGCTGGGCCTGCGCTCTGGGTATGCCAGTGGCCGGGTGATTGCCCCCTATGGGGATGGCCTCGCATTTGTGCAAGACCGGGGCCGCGTCAGCCCCATGGGCATCAATGCGGTCAATGGTGAGCAGATTTCGATTGAGCTGAGCGGCTGGTACACCACCCCGCTCACCCCCAAGCAGCGGGCTGCGCTCATTCACCTCACTGCCTACTACGCAGACCAAGCAGGCATACCGTGGGATGTGTTTCCCATCTGGCCGGGGCATGGCTACAGCTTTGTGCGCTGGCACAATGAATTTACGGGCCTGCAAGAGAAAGAATGCCCCGGCAGTGTGGTGATGAATGAGACCGCTACCCTGCTAGACCTTGTGGCTCAATTCATGCGCAAGTACCAAGAGGGGGCCAGCGTGCCCATTGAGCCCAAGCCATACGCTGCCCCGATCATGTTTGAGTGGATGGCCGCAGACCTCGCCAGCGGGGTGATGAAAGATCATGTGGCCAGCAATGGGGTGCGCATCTGGGCCGGTGAGCGTGAGTATGTGGCCATCCGGGATACCCCGCGCAGACGCCACGCCAGCCTCAGCAGCCCAGAGCGGGTGGGGCCGGATATCAAACGGGGTACGCGATTCCGGGGCACGCACCAAATCGAGGGGGGCCGGGATTACATTCTCACCCCCTTTGGCACCCGCGTGCTGGCCGATGACCTCACCCCAAGGGTGCGCTACACTGCCAATGCCGCTGCATAGGGCAGGGGCATAGTGCAGGGGAAAGCACCGCCATGGGTCACCGTACCAAGCGTTACCGTGCCAGCAGGGCCACAGACAGTGAGGGCAAGCCCCTACTGCGGCCCCTGCTGGCCTCACCGCGCAGCCAGCCAATCACTGCAGCCACGCTGCGCGAGTACACCCCGCCACCCTCGCGGCCTCGCGGGCCGGTGGCCAGAATGCTGAAAGCCACGCGAGGGGCCCGCAAGTGGATAGACGGCCTGCCCACCACCCACTATGTGCGTGAGGGGTATATCTGGTTCAATGGCCGCTATATTCCGGGCACCAAAGCCACTGGCATCACCCACAAGTACAGCACCAATCGCGCCAGCCGCAGAGCTGAATTTGCGGCTGCTGAGCACCCACCCAAGCACGTCAGGTGGTACTGGGGCATCACCAAGGGCATGAGCGACAGGGCCCATGCCAAACGCAAGCGCAGGGCAGCATTTGACCAGCAGCGCATCAAAGAGAGGGGCTATGGCCACTATGGATCAACAGGCAGCTGAGAATATCGCGGTAGTGGTCGGCATCGTGGTGGCGGTCAGCCTCGCGTTAACGCAGGCCATGGGGGGCTTGGTCACCTATCTGGTCGAGGCCATCAAGGGCACTGGCAAAGTCAAGGATGGCTACAGTGGCATTGTGGCCATTCTGATTGGGATGCTGCTAGGCATGGGGCTCACCGGGCTGGCAGACGGCATGGCAGATGAGGGCTACAGCCTAGGCACCATGCTCTTGCTGGGTGCGTTTGCCGGGGCTCTGATGGCTGCGGGCAGCGTCAAGACATTCAAGGCCATGGGCGATATCAACACTGACGGCAGCTATGACCAAGGCTTTGCGCATGGTGAGCGGGTGGCAGGGCAAACGCTGGCATTTCACTCTGAGAGCGTAGGGCCAGCGCTGGCCACGCAGGGCACGGTGGACTTTCTCGCAGCGCGGCTGGCTGACCTTGAGGCACAGGTGATGCCCGCAGAGCCCTACACCACCGGTGACTGGCAGACCACCGTAGATGAGCTGGGCAATACTGAGGTGCTGACTGATGCAGAGGTGGCCGCTGCGGCTGAGGCCAGAGCAGCCGGTGAGGCCGATGCAAAAGCGGCAGCTACCTCTACCATCGATGCTGGGGCCGTACATACGGGGTAAGATGGCCCGCAAGCCATAGAATCTAGGTCATCACACATAAAGCCCCCTGAATCGCTCAGGGGGCTTTATTTTGCGTTCTAGGGGTATTTCGTTATGTTGATTTCTTGACCTTGCCCCTGCGGGCCTCTCTGCGCAATCGAGCTGCGCGGGCCATGGGGGTCTCATCTGGCTCTGGGCTGGCCGCTGGCTCTAGGGCACTGGGCAGGTCATCTGGGTCTTGTGGTAAATGATCGCTGGTCAGGTCCAGCTCATCCCCATCATCGGGCACAAAGACGGTGTGCTCATTACCATCAGCGTCAAACACGTCAATTTCACGCACCGGGGCCTCTGGCTCAAAGCCTGCAGCCGCATTGGCCTCAGG